AGCATCGTTCGTGTCGGAGTTCGTCGGCTGCCCTTCCTACTATGACAAGGTGAAACGTCCTGTCAGGAAGAACGGATTCGTCCAGTTCAAGAATGATGAACCGCTCTATGGAGCGTCGATGGTGTTCTACGGAATTCCTGAAGACGCTGCGATCGCCTGTGAGATCTACGACGAGTTGCGGATGTTGATTGCATCGATGGCAGTTGGACGCTTCGGAAAGGTCTATCGCGGAGACGGTGCAGCCTACTCCGAGGGATTCGTTTCAGGGCTTCGAACGAAGCTGAAGGAGTCGAAGAACCTCGAGATGCAGACAGCGACGACATCGACTTCAATGATTCTCATTCATCGTCGAGCAGATTTGGTCAAATACAAAGAAAAGAAGGCAACTGAATGGCTTGAAAAGACGAAGGGTTGGAAACTCTCGAAAGGTTACTGTGCCGGGTCAGGTGCTTCTCGACGTGCTCGTGGTGAAGGTTACGTCGACGGACAGAACACTGATGTGACAGCGACTCGACGCCGGAAGATTGGAGTTTGACATGGACCATACTCAGGCAGCCCTCGATGATGCTGAAATCTATTCTCAATACAAGAGTTGGATTCGACGGTCTAAGAAGATCCGTTTCAAGAGGAATGTTGGACGTCGAGGTGAAACTTGGTTTAAGAAAGGTGATGTCGCTCTTGGTTTTGAAACGATTAGTGGTTGGACAGCCTTTTCAGATAGGGGAAGACGCGATCTTGAGTCGTACAAGATTCATTGGTGTGGTGAGATTGACAAGAAGGCCATCGAGGTTCTAGATGAGATTGGAGTTTGAAAATGACAATGCGATCAAGAGACGAACTCGAAACCCGACGTCCTCAGATTGATCTGTCTGGTCCTGAAGGCAACGTCTTTTGCCTGATGGGTTACGCCAAGAAATGGGCGAAGCGGTTGGGTCTTGACGGAGATGAGATTGTGAAAGACATGCAATCCTCGAACTACGATCACGCCGTTGAGGTTCTGGAAAAACACTTCGGTGAGTACGTTGATTTCTACAGGTGAGTCAGGGTTCACTTTTTTCTTTCAGAAAAGTTCCAAAAAAGTTGTCCAAACCCGATTTTCGTTCGTATAATCTAGTGTGAAGGAAGATACAGTCAAGTTTCAACAGCAAAGGAGAAAGAACCATGGCACACGAAATTACTTCCCACGACAACGTCATCCTGCATCGAGAAGCCGCTTGGCATGGACTCGGACTGATCGTTGATGATGCTCCGACCCCACGTGAAGCGGCCAAGATCGTCTTCCCTTGGACGGTCTGCCAGAAGCCGATGTTCATCAAGAACACCGAAGGTCGACAGCAAATCATTGAAGGCTTCAAGGCTAACCTTCGTTCAGACACGAACGACCAACTCGGCATCGTATCCGAGAACTACGGAGTGGTTCAGCCGGAAGAAGTGGCTGACTTCTGTGAGGCTCTTCTCGAGGTCGGCCAGGTGAAGTGTGAAACGGCCGGCTCAATTCGTTCGGGAAGGCGGATTTGGTTCTTGCTGAAAGGCGAGCCGTTCGAAGTGGCGATGGGCGACAAGATCTTCCCTTATCTTTGTGTCAGTCATGGATATGATGGTGTCACCGCCTTTCGGGTTACCCCGACGACGGTTCGTGGGGTTTGCTCAAATACTCTCCATCAGATCATTCCTCGGTATGATACCGGAGAACTCTTGTCTTCGGCTATCAGCATTAGGCACACTTCAAATATCATGGACAGACTTGAAGAGGCCAAGAAGGCGCTGAAGAACTACAATCAAGCTCTCGAGTCCACCAAGTCTGTCATCACCACCTTGACGAACAAGGAAGTGACGAGCGATGAGGTGAAGAAGTTCTTCTTGGAATGCTACACTGAGGCCTTCGGCGACATTCCCGACAACCCCCAAGACGGATTCGAAGCTCGTCGTCAGAAGAAGGCGATGTCGGCCTTCAACAGCTTCAGTCGTCGGTTCGATGACGAACGAGCGATCGCCGGGACGACGGCCTGGAACATGGCGAATGCTTGGTCGGGACTTGTTCAGAACGACATGAAAGCCCGCGGCGGAGATGACGTTGATCGGATCGAGAGGCGGGTCGAAAGCAACCTGTTTGGTCTCGGTCAGGATCGGACGCAGAAGGCATTTCAGCGGGCGTTCCGAATGGCAGTCACGGCTGGGTGACAAGTGGTGGTTTTGCGGATCCGGTTAGTCTTCTAACCGGATCCGTTTTTGTGAACGGCGAGATGCGGATGTCTCCGCATTGATTTTGTGGTCTGTGTACATTAATACTTGGACTAGAACCCACTTGTCTCGAGCGTATCTCGCAGTCAGGTATTTTCAGGAAAATCTTGAAAAACACTGAAAATTTTTGCACTGATTGGATGGTTGATGCGTATACTATATTGTAACAGACGTAACAAGTGGGCAAGGATAGGGAAGACGAAAGGATAAGATGATGAAGGTCAAGAACAACGGGATTGCGGACTACAATTTTATTGCTCTCTCGAGAGTTCGTGAGGCAGCAAGGCTGTCGAAGGTTGTCAAAGGGTATCAGGTTTGCTCCTTGCCTGATTACTACGCAAAGAATCGGAAATAGCAAAGGTCTCAATCAACCGACCTGGTGGGGACTGCCGGGGTGAAACACTACCACAAGTATGTGCCTCGAAGACACTGGAACTTCGACACCAGGTCGGTTGATTGCGGTCTTGCAAGAGTTCTCAATTTGGAAAGGACGATGAATATGGCGACCCTCAAGATGGAGCACAAAGCTCTTCCGCTCAACAAGTTCTTCTGGAACAAGAACACCAAAACGCTCACCGCAGAGGCCAGCGACTTCGGACCAGCTCGTGACGGCCATTGGTGGTTTCACAGACTGTTCGACGACGCAGCGGATGTCGGGATTTCCATTCGGTCTCATGTCACTGGGCGGATTGAGACCTTCTACCTGGAACGCGAAGACAAAGACGCCGAGGGTGACGCGACCGGGTGGTGGTTCAAGCCAAGCCTGTTGCGTTCTCCTGCCCCGGTCAAGAATGTGTTCATCCTCAACGACTGAAAGGATAAGAACATGAACTTCACAGCCAAGGCAATTATCACAGAACGTCCAGACCGTTTCGTATCGGTCACAGTCGAGTGGTCCTCGCCAGACATCAAACTCGATCGACCGAACGTCGGAGGTTGGATTGTCAGTCCAAAATACGTGAGCCGTCTGTCAGCCTGCATCAACGCCCAGAAAGCGTACGAGAAGATTCAACTGTGCAAAGATGTTAATGGCAAGTCTTACATTAACGCGACGTCCGCCATCTACGCCCGCCACATGAACAAGTCCCTTCGAGAATTGGGGTTCTAGCCATGACACCAACAGCAGACGACATCCACGTGGGTGATGAGATTTTCCTCTTCTGTAGTGGTCGAGGAGGTCATGGAGCTTTCATTAGAATTGAGAGGGTTCTCAAGGCCTCATTTCGAGGAACAGAGAGGGAGGGTTCATACCAACCAGGGATGAAATGGACTGTCTACAAGAAATCAGCCTGGGCGAAGATTGTGAGAGAACCAGGAAAGGTCGTAAAGAGTTTCTGGAATGCTCGCGGACAGGGAATTGAGGAGTGAAGCATGACCAACGCCCAGAAGAAAACCCGCCGACGTCGATTTCGAGTCGGAGTCCGCAAGGAATACTTCCCTCGAAAACTGTGGCCGACTGAGTTTGGTGTCAGCTACATTGAAGTGGTCACAGTTACAGCCACATCGAGAACTGAGGCGGCGACAGAAGCTTGGAAACGACATGGAAAGGAATGGAAGGCGTTGATGCTGCCAAACCGACGCCACATCTCTCTGGACGTGAACGAACCTACAATTGGAGTTGGTGGAAACTTGGGCAGGTTGGTTCCCATTACGGTTGAGAAAAATTCTTGATTTTCTTTGCACTGATCGACCATCTCGTTCGTATACTACCATGTAACGAATGTAACATTTGGAAGGACGACCGATATGATCACCATCAACCAAAACGAAGACGAGATGACTCAAGTCCTGGATCAGCCACAGACGAACACCATTGACCTGTCCAAGTACAACGGTTACATCACCGTCAAGAACCCCAAGACGAGTGGGCATCGGACGTTCAGGATCAAGACAGTCAAGGAAGGGCCGTTGAAGGACAAGAGAGTGATCGGATTGCTGGTTGGTCAGAACAATCAGTTAGATTACATCAACTTCGGGTTCGTGATTGGACGGTCAGTCTGGGTCTGGAGAAAGCACCACGGAACTTCTTACCACAAGATGGCCGACGTGTTGAACCGGTCGAAATACTTTGCTGAGACTCACGGGTTGGAGTATTCATTCTCAGTTAAGTGTCGAGTTTGCAATCGCGATCTCACAGATCCCGAGTCGATTGAATTGGGAATTGGTCCCGTCTGCAGAGGAGAAAATCGATGAGTTCAGAATACAAACACGTCAAGTCGTTTCGTGGGTCAGAAGGAGAGGGGATTAGAATTTGCGATTTGTTGCCTCTTCTCCAAGAACTCGACCAAGAAGCGATTGTTGTTCTTGCGGGGTTAGATGTTGATCTCCGATTCACGCGAATCAGTCAATGTCCTTCTGAGACAGGGAAGAAATTAGCTGTTCTTGAAATCGAATCTTATTGAAGGGGTAGATTATGAAATTCACAGTCACCCTCCACCTTCGACCAAACCACAATCGGGAACTCGCACATCTCCCAACCGGAGCCTGTATCCTGACCTTTCTCGTCGAGGCTGAGACGTACAATGAAGCTCTTGAGAAACTGAACGTCCAGGCAGATTGCTACAAGGTTGAAATCACTCTCATCGATGGAGAAAGATGAGAGTCTGTCCGTACAATGTAACGGGTGTTTCAAGTTTCTAGAAGAGGAATTACAATGTACCTAGAAGAAAGAATCGATCTAGTCAAAGAGATTCTACCGGGTCAGGGCCACAGATTATGTCCGCTGGTAAGCAGATTTGATCTTTGGAAGCTACTGAGTCGAATGTTGATCAGCCTGGACGGGAAGGCCTATTCAGAGTTAACAGATACTGAAAAGATCCTTGTCTGCTCTAAGACAGTTGAACTCATCTCCCTCTGAAAGGAATCACAACAATGGCCAAGCAACCCAAAAGAGTGATGGATCGTTTTGATCTCGAAGCCGAACGTGAAGGTCAAGCCACTCGTCGTCGAGCAGAAATTGCACCCGACAGACGAAATCGACATATGAGTGAGGAAGAAGGACAAGAGATTGAACAGCGACAAGAGAGGTCGAAGTCCAGGTTTGAGAAAGAGGAGGGGATTGATGGCCGCTAAGGTCAAAATCAGAGCCGAATTGGCTCTAGGTCCCAATAGAGCTGAAGACGCTATTCGTTTTGAGGTCAGAAATCTGTGGACTGGTGAAAACATGACTCTCTATTTGGACATCGATCAATTCGAGAAAGTGGTTAAAGACCTTGATTGGTTGAGAGACAATTTAGACAATGGAGAGGAACTCCGTCCTGCAGATAGAAAGTAGATAAGATGTTACAATACATTCGTCTTGAAGAGGGTGAGTTGGAGTTTCTCTTGCGAAATCTTCCGTGCAGAACTCCCGTCGACGTATCATTTGGAACTGGTGGTTGTGCCTTGACCTACGATGACGAAAAACCGCTGCCCGCTGACGTGGAATTGCTCTTGAAAAAGAGAGGTGTGTTGAACCAGAATTGTGAAGGTGCTGGAATCTGACCATGTCAAAATCAACCGACCTAGAAGAACTTGTTCATGAGGCCTTCTGGACGGGAACAGGTTGGAAAGGTCAAGCAGTTGAAATCAATTTCACACGGACGACTTACAAGATCATTTGGACGTCACCGAACGAGTATGACGAAGAAGAAGTGGCTCATAGAGCAGTTTTGAAGTGGGCAAGAGATGAAGGTTGGTTGATTCGAAGAGTCAATGAGGCTGAGTGTCACGAGAAGAATTGAAAGGTGAAAAGATGAAAATGACCCTCGAAGAAGCAAAATTGTTTGCAACTCGTCTTGGTTGGTTGAAAACTGCAAATTGGGATTCAACCAAGACGAAAGAAAGACTTCTAAGAATCTCTGAGGATTACGTCAAGGGTCATTTTGACCCTAATGATTTTTCTTTGGACGACAAAAATACGTTGGTGAACATTCATGTGAACGGTCTTTCTATTGAGGAAGAAGAAAAGACATGAACCTTGACCTGAAGAGCTCTTTTATCCTTACTCTCACCAATGTTGAATTCAATCTCGTGAGCAAAGCTCTTCGAGGTGTTCTCAAGGGAGAAGAGGAAGATGCAGCCAAAGAACTTCAACGGGAAATGATGAAACACAGGATCCAGAAAATAAGTGATCTGAGTAAACAAATTGAAAAGCTCAAGTCGAATATGGAGGGAGATGAATGAAAGACATTCCGATAAGGAAGATGAGAGAAATTCCTCTCCATAAGGCAAAAGACAAAGTTTGCCGAACGACCATTTCAGTTTCAGGTTCTCTGAGAAAACGGATGTTGAAACATCCAGAAGTGGTCTAGTCACAGGTCGCTCAGAGAGCATTTGAAGATGTGTTGATTCAACTTGAGGAGAAGGAATGACTACCACTTACGAAGGCCAACTTGAGATTGACCATGACAGAGGAGTGATCTACTTTCACTCTTCAAAGACCGGAGCGACTCTTCTTCGAATCTGTCGGCTCCCCGCACCAATTCCAGATCCAGAAAAAGGGGGTTCAGAGTACAAAGGCAGGCTGCCACAGATGATCGACGTGACCCATCTGTACGGAGTCTCTTACGACCCAGAACGAACGAGGGCTCTTGAGAAGGTGAAGAAATGAAAAGAGCCTTTGACATTCTAACCAGAGTCGAGATGGAAGAAATCCCGATCGATCAACTTAAAGACGGGGAAGAGGTCTGGTATTCAATTCCTCGTCTTGAGCCTGACCATGTCAATGGTCCGTTTGAGGTTTTGATTCTTCAGGATGGAGTTTTTCTGAAAAATCAACAAGGTGTGACGATGGCGATCAAGACTTTTCTTCAGTGTCAGTTCTATCGAAAGGTGAAAGAGCTGTGATTGAGTTCAAGAGGATGGAACCTGGAAGATATGAGAGTGTATGTGGTAGGATCTATATCAAAAGAGAATATTCTCAGCAAACCTATCGAGCAATTGAAGTGGTTTGGTCTTGGTTTCTTGATGGACATTACAAACGATCTGAGGACACTCTTCGGGATGCCAAGAAGATGTCGACGAGAGCTCTTCAGAAGAGAAGAGATGATTTTAAGGCTGATGTCGAGAAACAGAAAGCAGAAACCCATGGATGAATTCAAGAGATTCCTGTTCCTGATATCCCTTGTCGCTATCTTCTACCTGCTTCACGTCTGGTACAACAGACCGAGGGCTTAACACCTTACTCAACGCAATAGCAACGCGATAGCCGCGTTTCGACGGTGCTCAGTGTAGTTTGGTACTAGGACGCCTTCCAGGCTGTTATACGCGGCGTGTCGCGTTTGAGTGAGGTGGGTTGATAGGGCAAAATAAGTGGGTTGGCGTTGCGGTGGTTAGGGGCTGGGCGTATAATGGAGCACGTGGATTTACTTAGGGGCTGTTAAGTATTTTCCGGATGCTGACGAGTAGTGCCCGTCAGCAGAATCTGGTATGGGAGTCAGAGATGCTCCGTACAATTTATCTGGCGACGGTTGTAGACTCCCCAACCGGCGACTTCAAGACACCCAAGGTCCTGGCACTAACCGAGACCTTGGGTGTTGTCGTGAATGAAGGGAGACGATGATGGATCTTACTGGTTTGTCTGGGTTGGATGTCAAAAGTATTGATGCTTTTTTGGTGAAGCTTTACAGAATTTTTGAATTCTTTGAAGACCAAGGATGTCATTCAAATTCGGAATTCATTTCGTGTCTTGGAATTTATCTTCGAAGGGCTATCGAAGACAACGAAACACACGATGACATTCTCATTGAGTTACTTATCAAATCGATGAAAGAACATCAACGGTGTTTTGAAAGGGAAAAGAGGGAATTGCGTCGATGGGTGTCTGAAACAGTTGGCGGAGATTGTGATGATGTGGATGAAGTATTTCCACTCCTTCTGGGCAGAACACTAGACCGCCTTCCTAGAAAATATCATCCAGAGACTGACGATTTTTCTGATGAAGAACTTGATCGAGTAATAGAAAACAATGATAGAGAATTTCTCAGGGAGTATCACAAATTAAGAGATGGCAACACCTATGATGATCTGATCAACATTCTGGTTGAAGAACGAAACAAACGCTGCCCACACAAAAGAAAACGGCTTCCTATTCCTCATCGACTCAGAAAACAAGTCCTTGAGCGAGACGGGTACAGATGTCAAGAGTGTGGAGATTGGCACAACCTCTGCGTCGACCACCGTCATCCACATTCCAAAGGTGGACGGACGACTTTTGAAAATCTGCAGACTCTATGTCGACCTTGCAATTTGAAGAAGAGGGATTCTTTCTGAAGAGGCTGAATGGATACCTACCAGAAGAAAAGAAAAGAACGTCATCTTGAAACCATCTATGCCCGTGGGCAGTGGTTTCAATTCCCCGTGGGTCTTCTACACCTCATGTCCCCTAATGAAGCTGTAGTTCTAGCTGAGTTGATGAATGAATCTCAGGTTCGGGGAGCTCACGCGAAAGATGGTGATGGGTGGTTTGTCTACTCCGTAATTCAGATGGAGGAGAGAATCGCCTTCTCTCCAGATGTTCAATATAGGGCAATCAAAAAATTACAGGACGCAAACCGAATCGAATCTGAGCAGAGAGGAATGCCCGCTAAGAGGTGTTTCCGAATCAACTTCATCGGAATAGATGAAGAGCTCTCTGATCTTAGAGAAATACAAGAACAGGATCTTGAAGATTCAGCAGAACAAGGAAATGAAAATCCTACGAGACAAGGAAACGGGAATGGAGCACCGGAACAAGCTTACGCGAAATCGCAAGAACACGGTTACGCTCAGTCGCAGGAACATACTACTTACTTAACAAAAATAAGAACACTGTCGGAAAGCGAGTTTCCGACGGAGCGTGTTTCTTCTGAAGAGGAAGATAAACCTTTCAAATCAACAGAAGGTTTTCTGCTCGATGAGGATGAAGAACCATCCAATTCACCATCAAACTTTGACATGAGGTGTGCCGTAGAGTTGAGCAAAGCCGTCTTCAAGAACCACAAGAGTGACCGTAGGAGTGAGATTGGTAATTGGGCCAGGCATTTCAGAGATCTCCGTACCAAGAGACATGCTTCGAAAGAACAGATCAAAGAAGTTCTTCTGTGGTACGTCAATTCTGATTGGACTCCGCAATGGGCCGTTCAAGCCTATAGTGGTTGTTCATTCAAAGAGAAATTTCACGAGAAGCTTTTACCAGCGATGTTGAAGGCAAAAGCCGAACAGAAAGAATCTCAACCTTCAGAAGATCAAGAATCCAAAGTCACTGTCATTGAAACCACCCAGGCCGAGAAAATTGCCTTCCAAGAAAAATGTGACCGTGAAGATTTGGCGATGACTGAAGAAGAGTATGCGAAGTACAAATCAGACTGGGAAAAAGAAAACGGTGAACCGTATCTGGCTCCGGGAATTCAAAAATGAAGACGAAGAAGTACGATGGAGCTGATCTTCGACGAATTCTGATTGCAATGGTTACCAACCAGACTGTCTGTTCTAGAGTTGCGACTCAGTGGACGGCTGAAGGTCTTTTTGGAAATCGATGGGCTGACCTAGTGGGAGGGTGGTGTGTCAAACACTTGAGAAAATATCAGACTCTCCCGAACGGGCAATTGACTTCTATCTTTGAAGATTGGGCACAATCAACAGTAGCAGATGATAAGACTGTTGAGGCTGTTGAACTGTTTCTTCGAACGATGTCGGATGAGAGTGAACACGTCCAAAATGATTCGACCGAATACCTTCTCGATCTCGCTGGAAAGTTCTTCAACAAAGTCCGCATTGAAAAAGAGATGGAGTTGGTAAAACTCCATCTTGATAATGGTGAAGTAGAAGAGGCTCAAAACAGATTATCTAGTCTGCACAAGGTTCAGTTAGGGACCGGGTCGTTTTGTAGGCCAGGAGATGATATAGAGGTTTGCATCCAAGCCCTCTCTGTTGAGAGACAAAAACCACTGATTACATACCCAGGTGCTGTTGGTGAGTTTTTTGGTGACAGCCTGACTAGAGGGACTCTGTTTTCATTTATGGGACCAGATAAGACAGGAAAGACTACTTATTTGGTTGATCTGACTTATCGAGCTATTCGTCAGAGGAATCGAGTTGTATTCTTTGATACAGGAGACGGAGATCAAGATGAAGTGGTAGCAAAGATTTTGTGTCGATCATCTTCACTTCCGGAATATGATGGTGAGTATGATATTCCTCAGGGATGGGATGAAAAAGGAGAATTGGTTACAGTGAAGGAGAAAAGAGAAGCTGTTACTCAATTTAACGGATTTTCATCGTTAAAGAGAATTTGTAAGCTGCCTGATGTGTTTCGAGTTTCTTGTCATCCAAACGATTCGATTGGAGTTGATGGAATAGAAGGAATTCTAGCAGACTGGGAGAGAGAAGACAATTGGCGTCCTGATGTAGTGGTGATTGACTACGCTGACATTCTTGCAGCTCCAAAGGGAGTTAAAGATTCTCTCGATCAGATCGATGCGACGTGGAAACACCTTAGAAGGATAACCCAGAAGAGACACTGTCTAGTGGTGNCGGCGACGCAGTCCTCCTCTGCCGCCTATAAGAAAGGAGAGAAGAGTCTCTTAGGCAGGCAAGATTTCTCAGGGAGAAAGACAAAGTTAGCTCATGTCAACGGAATGATAGGGATCAACGTGGCTGAAGATGAGAGACAGAAACAGATGTCTCGTTTGAATTGGGTAGTTCGAAGGAAGGTGAGAAAAAGGCGAGGAAAGGCTGCGGTGACTGTGGCTGGGGTCTTTGACCTCTACAATCCGGTAGTGGTATCTAAGTGGTGAAAGAATGAACGATCAGTCAGTCTTCGATCTCAACTCTCTACCTTTGCCTCTATTTCCAAAAGAGATAGCTGATTATCTGAACGGAGTGACTGACACATTTGAGAATCCACATTACATCCCTTGGCACAATGATGAAAAACCATTGACTCTTGCTGATCTCTCTGACGATGAACTGCTAGAAGAAATTGGTAAGAGAAGGCTGAGGCAGGAGGGTAAAACCTAGAATTTTTCCAGATTTTCAAAGTTTTTATCTACAATGACAGTAATGATTTACGTTGACAAAATCATCATTTACTCAGAAAACTTGGAGCAGTACGTTGTGGTTTGGTGTTAGAAATCGTACAATAGAGTGAGGAAGGTAGAGTATCAAGTACACCAAACACAAGGAGAAGAACGAGATGGCGACTGCTACCAAGGTTCAAATCAAGCGTGACGACGCGGTGAATGTCTTGGTCCACTGCGGGTGGGCCCTGTCGGGGAAGAAGAACAACGACTACCTGGTCGAGCACCTGGCTCAGGTGAAGGACGTCCTGCCCGAGAAGAAGCCCGGCGACGAAGCGACGAATGCGGCCTTGCTCGAGGTTCTGGCCGGCATCGAAGCGGGAGCGGAGTTCGAGATTGTCGGTGGTGAAGGTCCGGCTCCGAAGGCAGCCAAGGTGGAGAAGGTCGAACTGACTGACGAGCAGAAGGCTGCCAAGAAGGCTGAAGCCGAAGCGGCGAAGGCGAAGAAGGAGCAGGAGAAGCAGGCTGAGAAGGAAGCCAAGGCGAAGGCCAAGGAAGAGGAGAAGGCGAAGGTGAAGGCTGAGAAGGAAGCAGCCAAGGCTGCGAAGAAGGCTGAAGCCGATGCGAAGAAAGCGGCGGCGCAGGCTCACAAGGGCCCTCCGGGTCTTCGTCCGACTCGCAGCCGTATCTATCTGGCCGCCCAGGTGATCAAGAAGTACGGTCATGAGAAGGGGGTCACCGATGAGATGGTAGCTGAGGTCGACGCTCTCAGCGGGAAGCCGAACCTGAAGGAGTCGAAGGCGTGGGCGGGGATTGCCTGGCACGCTCTCAACGGATTCCTGGGGACTTTCCCCTGCGAAGATGAGGCTCCGAAGGCTTCCTAGGGGTGAAGCAGAAGAACGAAGAGACCGGCTTAGAAATTTCTAGGTCGGTCTTTATTTTTTTGGTGAGGATGAAGGTATTTCTTTCCCGGGTCTGGGCGTATAATAGAGGGCCGACACAGGCTACCAAGCTCTTCTCACGTATCGAAATGGACTCATAGTACGATGCCACAGATTACTCGTCGATTGGAATTTGACTACGGGCATCGTGTTCTAGGTCATGAAGGTCGGTGTCGGCATCTGCACGGTCACCGCGGGGTTGTTCTGATAACTGTCAATGGATTAGGGCTCGACAAGGTGGGGAGGGTTGTCGACTTCAGTGTGGTGAAGAGTGTGGTTGGAAAATGGATTGATGACCATCTTGACCACAATTTCCTCTGTCATCCAGACGATCCGATTCTCAAGGACTGGTATGGCAATTCTCCCTTACCTGAGGTTTTTGCAGGAAAGCATCCTTTCGTGATGCCAAATGGGAATCCTACCGCCGAGAACATTGCTGAGATGATTTTTGACAAGGCTCGAGAGCTGTTGAATAGTCGAGGGTTGTCTGTTTCGAAGGTGAAGGTTTTTGAAACTCCCAATTGCTCGGCGACTTATGAAGGGTGATTGATGTTCCAGAATCTGCAGCCTCCTGAAAAATCTGTCTCAAGAGAAGATGGATCTCTTGACGTCTTTGATATCTGGGATACGATTCAAGGGGAGGGGCCTTTTCAAGGAGTGCCTGCAACATTCATCCGGTTGGCTGGGTGCAATTTGGCCTGTTTGGGCTGCGATACTGATTACACTACCAAAAGAAGATTGTTTGCACCAAGTGGATTGGTAGATGAAATCTGGAAGCTGCCAAGAAGAAAATTGATTGTAGTGACAGGCGGAGAACCCTTCCGACAAGATCTGACTGATTTCTTCTGTGAGATTCTGATGGTGAGTGATTCTGATCTTCAAGTTGAGACAAATGGAACAATTGATCCCGGAGATAGATTTTGGAATTCGTTCAGTCGGGGTGAAGTGACGATTGTCTGTTCACCCAAGACCTCAAAGATTGCGCCAACCTTCTGGCCTCACATCGACGCTCTGAAATACGTCGTTGAGGCTGATAAGGTAGATGAGATGGGATTTCCACTTTCTTCAGTGGGCCCACAGTATGGAGCTCCTGCCAGACCTCCAGAAGACTGGAATGGTGAGATTTACATTTCACCCCTTGATGAACAAGACCCAGAGAAGAATATTCGAAATCGACAGACTGCCGTAGAATCGTGCATGAGGCATGGATATAGGTTGAGTTTGCAGATTCACAAAATTGTCGGCTTACCGTAGGAGAACGAACGATGGTTAAGGCCTTGATTTCTCTGTCGGGTGGGATGGATTCGGTTACGGTTTTGGCTGAGGCTATTCATCAACTCGGAAGAGAGAATGTTGAATGTGTGGGTTTCCGATATGGCAGTAAACACAATCAGTACGAGAATGAAGCGGCTCGAAAGGTCGCTGAACACTACGGGGTCCCCTTTGGGCTTATTGATTTCTCATCTGTGGCAGGTGAATTGAAGTCGAATCTATTGAAGACAGGAGGAGAGATTCCTGAGGGGCATTATGAGGCCAAATCGATGTCACAGACTGTCGTTCCTGGTCGAAATCTCATCTTCATTTCAATTCTTACTGGTGTGGCGTGGTCGAGAGAAATAGATCAGATTTGGTTAGGTCCTCATCAAGGGGACCACGAAATCTATGGAGATTGTCGTCCGATCTTCTTCCACGCGATGAATGCCGCCGTAGTCGCAGGTTCGGAAGAACGGGTTGAATTGGTTGCTCCTTATCTTCATGGTGACAAGGTTACCATCTTGAAGAGAGGATTAGAGCTCGGCGTACCATACTACTTGACGCGGACCTGCTACAAGGATCAACCCATTGCCTGCGGTAAATGTGGCGCTTGCCAGGAGCGTCAGGCTGGATTTCTGGCCAATGGAGTTGAGGATCCTGTCGAATACGAGTTCAGAGGCATCCTTCCGAAAGGATAATTGACCTTGGGTAAGACAATCACAGTCCCTCACCATGAAGCAGAAGACGCTGTCAGAAAGCTTCTCGTTCACATCGGTGAAAACCCGACGAGAGAAGGGTTGAAAGAGACTCCCTTTCGAATGGTGAAGAGTTGGTACGAAGATCTTTTTTCAGGGTATAGAGAAGATCCAGCCTCTGTCTTCAAGATGTTCGAAGACGGGGCCTGCAACCAGATGGTTATTCTGAAAGGGATTGAATTCTGGTCGACTTGTGAACATCACGTCCTTCCGTTCTGGGGTCGTGCGAGTTTGGCTTACCTCCCGAATGGGAAGGTGGTTGGGATTTCGAAGCTGGCAAGGCTTCTTGAAATCTACGCGAGAAGATTGCAGATTCAAGAGAGAATTGGGCAGCAGATTACGAATGCGATGGATGAGCATTTGAATCCTCTTGGATCGGCTTGTGTTCTTGAAGCTCAACATCTCTGCATGATTTGCCGTGGTGTTCAGAAGCAACAGTCAGTGATGATCACTTCGAGTCTCTCAGGTGAATTCTTGAAGCCTGAAGTTAGGGCAGAGTTCTTCTCACTGATTAAGGGGTAGTGGTGCCTCAAGTTGATTCAGTTGAGAAGATAGTGGAGCGTTACTTCTCTGCGACGACTCTCGATATTTTCACCTTCAAGAAGAAGGAATTCGTTCCGAAGAAGCTTCGAGTATCAGCAGGGATCTTTGTCAGGAGGATGACCTGCGTGGCAAAATGTGGTGCCTGTTGTCAGAAGTTTTCTCTTGATTATATCCCCTGCGAAATTGATTTGTTAAGTTCTGAATCGAGAAAGAGACTTGAAAAGAGGGAAGTGAGTTTCAATAGAGGGGTAGAAGTCTGGTCAGACAGGCAAGAGGACAATGAAGGGTATTCTTGTCGACATCTGAAGATGGACGATGGTAGGTGTGGGATACATGGCTCTCATCCGTTCACTTGTGATTTTGAACTCCTTCGATTCTATCATTTCGAAGATCCAAATGACCCAGAGAGGCTTGATCACCGTCCGTTTGGACGTGGTTGGGCAATGAAGAGGATTGATGGAGAACGAGGAGCCCTTTGTGAATGGAGAGATCAATGCTCTGATCCCGAGTGGATTTCTGATCTCTCGAGAAAACTCAAGAGGCTGAAAGACTGGGCAGATCATTTCGGAATTGAAACCACAATCGGACGTATAATAGAGTGGGTAGAGCGTGGACCTCACCAGCGGCCGTTGATAGTGGGACCAGAAGAGAAAGAAGGGTTTGACATATGAGTCTGGTTGCTCTTGGGAATTCAAAGGTCAGGGAACCGTCGGAGTTACTTGAGAGTTTTCAGAAGCCTTCTCATGTCAATAGAGTTGTGATGGTTTCTGATGAAGTGACAGCCTTATGTCCCGTTACAGGGATGCCGGATCAGTACACCGTTGAAATCGACTACTTCCCCGATGGGCTCTGCATCGAAAGTAAATCTCTCAAGTTGAAATTGCAGAGTTTTCGTCAGGTCGGTGTATTTTGTGAACAACTCTCGACTGATATCGCTCAACACGTCATGGATTCGATCTCACCCTTCGCTGTTGAAGTTCTTGTCACTCAGAAGTCGAGAGGAGGGGTAGTTATTAAGGCTCATTCAAGTTTGAGTAGAAACCAATGAATGATATCTTTTTGCTCGACAGCGGTGCGTTCAGCGTTTGGAACTCTGGTGAGACTATAGATCTGAATGCCTACATCCAATTCTGTGTCGAAAATCCTGGGTGTTCCTACTTCGTTAACCTCGACGTGATCCCCGGGAAGCCTAACGATGTCAAGTCGATGACCGACGAGATCATCGAAGCATCTTGCAAGAAGGGGTGGGACAATTACCATCAGATGCTCAGGCACCTTCCCGGTGAGAAGGTCATTCCTGTCTTCCATCAGAGCGATTCGTTCAAGTGGCTCGAACGATACATTGACTTCGGAGCACCTTATGTCGGAATCAGCCCAGGGAACGATAGGACAACTGACCAGAAGATGGGCTGGTTGATGGAAGTGAAGAAAATTATCTGCAATTCTCAAGGTCAACCAGTCATCAAGACCCACGGGTTTGCAGTTACTTCTTTCCGTCTGATGAAAGCTTTTCCCTGGTTCTCGGTCGATTCGGCTTCATGGGTTCGTCAGGCCGCCTACGGGACTATTTATGTTCCTCATCTTCGAAAAGATGGATTCATCTACGACGTTTCTCCTTTTCTTCTCTCGATGTCTCCTAAGTCTCCCTCGAGAGAAGAGAGACAGGCTCACATCACAACTCTGTCACCAACTGTGAAGGCTCAGGTCGATCGTTACTTGTCAGAGTTGAAGATGTCCGTTGGAAAATTCGAAGTGGTTGATGTGGAGAGAGGGTACAAGAAGAAAGATGATGAATTGTGGTGGGAGAAAGGCAAGAAGAATAAGGTCATGAGGATTCTCGAGAGAGGACTGATGACCGCTCACCAGCAGCGTTTTTGGGCCAACATGAAATTCATTCAGAGAGCCAATGAAGCCCTTGATCTTGAGCACATCTTCTTTGCGGGTGCAGATGGGTCTCTTCTGCCTCAGATTGAATTTCGATTGAAGAGACGATTGATGTCATATCATAGCATTATGTCGTCGAAGGCGGCTCGAGAGGTGTTTGGTCAATACATGGAGAGGGCAGGATCGACTGCGAGAGTCGCATAGAGAGAGGCTTGACAGTCAGTCTGGGTGTCTTGGATTATGTCTCTTCTGCGTGCGAGAGAAAGCCTGTCTCGCGTTGGAATGTTGTATGAGTGACGTTTTAACACCAGAACAGGAGGATGAGTTTCTTGATTTGGTTCTTCCGTGTCAGAACGAACTTGAGTACCAGAGAGCTCTTGTTGTATTCGGAAAGAAATACGGAAGATCTGCTGAATTGAGTCTTGATGAGGGTGAGAAATGGCTTCTTAGAAGAGCGATTCGAAGGACTGATTATCAATACAGAATGGGAGAAAGAGGTGAGATATGGAGTTGGAACACAAATCGAGCCTTTCGATCAAAGTGTCCTTGGACATGGGTTGAACACCGTATGCTAGATTGGGCAGGTCAGAAGCACGCCGAAAGCAAGAAAGAAATCACAATCGAATATCTTGCGTATCTCTTTCAACGAACTCAGGAAGAGGTCAAAGAAGAAATTGAAAGACGACAAAAAGTCAAGTTCGGAATAGAAGGTCTGTTCTAGAAAGAAAGAACGAGCGAATGCGAACCAATCGAGAAGCCCTCCTCAAGGTACTCGAGTCTCTGACTCCTGGACTGGCCACAAGGGAAATAATTGAGCAATCGTCATGTTTGGTTTTCATGGGTGATGGAAGAGCAGCAACCTTCAATGATGAGGTTTGTGCATCCAGGCAGTCCCCGCTGAAAATCGTAGGGGCAGTGAAAGCCAAACCTCTTCTCGATCTCTTGACGAAGCTCGTAGAAGATGAAATCGATGTCGAGCAAGTCAACGGGGAGCTGAAAGTTCTAGGGAAGATGAAGAAGGCAGGGATTCGAATGGAAGCTGAAGTGATGCTCCCTGTAGAGTCCGTTGAGATTCCAGAGACTTGGAGACCTCTTCCAACTGAGTTTTCAGAGGGAGTGAGTATTGTTTTCCCTTGTGCGAGCACAGAAGAATCAAAATTCTATCTGACTTGTGTCCACATCTCAGCTGATTTCATCGAAGCCTCAGATAGACTCCAGATTGCCAGATACCCAGTCAAGACTGGTGTGAGTGAATCAACTCTTGTTCGGGCACAGTCGTTGAGGAAGATCCTTGGGTATGATATGACTGAGATCGCAGAGACTCCATCATGGGTGCATTTTAGGAACCCTGCGGGATTGGTTTTGTCGATTCGAAGGTATCTTGAAGACTATCCAGATCTTGGAAGATTTCTCACCTCAGAGGGCACCATACCTGTCGCCCTTCCGGGTGGTCTCGAAGAGGTGGTGAGCAAGGCCGAGATTTTCTCTTGTGAGAAGGCTGAGGGGAATCATGTTCTGGTAGACATCAAGGCAGACAGGTTGATGATCGAAGGGACAGGAGCGACGGGTTATTACAAAGAAGGAAAGAAAATCTCGTATCAGGGACCACCAATGAGGTTTTCAATTGCCCCCAAGCTGTTGGTTGAGATTACGAAGAAGTCAAATGAATGTGGTGTCTCAACCAATCGATTGTACGTTAATGGAGGTAAATTTGAATATGTTACCTCAACCAAGGTGGTCGAGGAGAAGAAGGTAGAATTTGGGCAGGAGGACTAATGGCCTTTTTCGAGGCTTCAGTAGTCCCTGATCGACGTCATCACCCGTCTCTGATACCCAGGTGTGGAGCCTGTGGGCTTCATAAGACGTGCATCTCTCCTAAGATGCCTGTGACAGGTGAGGGGAAATTAGGCATCTTGGTGATAGCGGAGGCTCCAGGGGAAGAGGAAGATGAGAAAAATGAGCAGTTTATCGGTCCGGCCGGACAGGTCTTGAGGCAATCTCTGCAGAAATTTGGTTTTGACCTCGATAGAGATTGTTGGAAAACGAATGCTCTCATCTGCAGACCAGAAAACAACAAGACACCTACTCCAGATCAGATTGATTACTGTCGACCTAATTTGACAAATACAATCAATAAGTTGAAGCCTAGAGTAATCGTCCCGATGGGCGGGGCAGCGGTGAGATCGTTGCTCGGACCCTATTGGAGAGATGATCCAGGTAAGATTTCTCAGTGGGTTGGATGGCAGATTCCTCTTCAGAAATTGAATGCCTGGGTTACACCTACTTATCACCCCAGTTATGTTCTGAGATCAGAGAAGGAGAGAGAAGGAGCAGTCATAAAACTCTGGTTTGAGAGGCATCTTAGAGCGGCCTTTGAACTAGAGGGGTATCCGTGGGATGTAGTCCCGGACTATCGAAGGCAGATTAAGATAGTGATGGACCCTGACGAGGCAGCAGAGTGGATTCGAGATCGATTAGGGAGAGGAGGGTTATTCTCTTTCGATTATGAGACGAACAGGCTCAAACCAGACGCAGAGAATGCTGAAATCATCTGTTGCTCGATTTGTTGGGCAGGTGCAGAGACGATAGCCTATCCGTGGGTGGGAGAGGCTATTCAAGCCACAAGAAG